ACTACAAACAGGAGAGCTGACATTTTTCTTAGAAACAGATAGTACTACACCTACTTCGTATGCAAACGTCAATGTAAGTGGCGCAGGCAGAGATGCTATGATTATTGCAGACGAATTGCGTAGTGGTTCTGTATTCCAAACTCGTGTATTAGAAAGTTCGGCATTTACGTCAGGTGGGTTAGGATATAAATTCCAAACAAACAACGCACAGTCGGGTGATACAGAGCACTTAGTACTTGCTGGATCCGAAGTTGCAACTGCTCCAATATATGAAAGCATGCGCCTAAGTATTTCAAGTGGCCAAGGGTCGGGACAGTATGGTATCATATCGCAATACAATGCAGGTTCTAAACGTGCTGATGTGCTTAAAGAATCATTTGAATCTTTAGAAATAACTACAACTACTGCATCTACAGATAGATTTAGATTAGATAATGATGCAGACTTCCATACAGTATATACTGGACAGAAGATACAGTTTACTCCAACATTTTACGATGTTGATGTTGACTCTACAGCACAAAGTTCTACACAAGTACTTGGGTGTTTAGGAGATTTAAACAACTATATGTACGTAACTAGTACTGCGCAATTAAAAGTTGGTCAAAAAATTAACTTTACTGGTACACCATTTGGCGGCGTAGCTGTAGGATTTGAATATTTTATTATTAATGTTATTGACGATACGTCAATTCAAGTGTCAACATCATTAGGTGGTGGCGTTTGGCCATTGTCAAATGTTAATATTGAAGACCCGGCAGGCGCTCCGATTGTTTTAACAACTGAGTATGCACAATTTACATTAAACTTTCCGTCTAACACAAGTTACTTGTATGGCACAAGCACAGCAGACATGAGTGTTGGACTACCTGTACAATTTACTGGTACAAGTTTAGGTGAAGTTGTTCTAGGCCAAACTTATTTTATTCATGACATATATGATGCAAACCGTTTTTCAATATCAGCAAATAGATTAACTTTTGACACAACTGAAACAATTTCTTCTACTAATAGTTTAACTATTGCTGATACATCTACATTAATTCCATTAAACCCTATTACTTTTAGATCAGGCGTTATTGGCGGATTAGCTGAAAAAACACAGTATTGGATTAATACTTTATTAGACGGTACTACATTTACATTATCAGACACTGTAATAACAACTGCTGCTACTGCATCTCAAGCAACGACTAACTTGATTACAGTTACTAGTACTGCTGGATTTATTCCAGGAACACCTATTATCTTAACAGGTACAACTTTTGGCAGCATTGAAAACGATAAAGTTTATTATATTCAAGTTGTTAACGATGCAACAACATTTACTATTAGTGAAACAGCAGCAGGTTCAGCAGTTCCGTTACTAACAGCAGTTGGTAATATTATTGTTAGAACACTTGCAAACACTGTTGCTGTTACAGACGCTACTGGTACAATGGTTACGCAAACACCTGGTGCTAAAGCAACAGTTTCAGCAGGCGGTGGAGCAACTATGGGAGCTTCATTCTATACTGAAACATTTGGCGGAATTGCCCTAGGCACAACATACTATGTTCTTGAGAAAATTGAAACAACTCCTGCAGATGTATATACATCATCAGGTAACTGGACAGTTGATACAACGTGGGTCGGAAACACACTAAATATTGGCCTTGACACTTCGCCAGGTGCAGCACTTCTTACTGCATTAGGTACACTAGGTGAAGATTCAACATTAGCTGCATTTACAATGACAGATACTACGTACGGAGCACTAACAGTTACACTAACTGGCGGAAGTCAATGGTCAGAAACACCGGCCGGCGGCGTAATTATACAAGCACCTACAGTACAAACTGCTCCGGGTGGAGCAGGTGGAGCTACTCAAATAACAAGTATATCGCTACCAACAGGAGCACCTGTTATTAAAGAAATGACAATTGAAACAACGTTAGCTAGCGGTACTCCAGTACAGCTGATACAAGACGTTGGATCAATGCAAATTGGAGCAGTAGGATGGGACCACATTAATCCAGGTACTCCATTAGTTGGAGTGTTTGATTCAACAACTGTGTATACGATTTCACCAAGAGTTAAATATTCTCCACCACCATTTACGCAGACAGTAATGACAACTCTTGCATCAGCTGAGCTATTTAAAGTAATTGCTTCAAATGGATTCTATCCAATAGCAATACCCGAATCAGGTGATCAAGCATATTCTACATCAGATTACTTAGCTTGGAATGTAACTATTACGTTACCAAAAATAGGTGACACTGTTGTACAAATTGAAGATCCAGATAACCCTGGCTCATTAATTAATAACCCTACGTATAACGGCGGCTGGGTAGATTTAGTTTATGGAAATAACACCTGGGTACTTATATCCAGAACCGGTAATGTATTATACTCTGTTTCAGAAGGCCAAACTTGGTTAAGTGCAGAATTGCCGACATTAGGCACCGGTGAAGTTTATACTTCAGTAGCGTACACTAACGGTGTATTTGTTGCAGTAGGCACGTCAAGCAAATCAGCATATTCGGTGAACAATGGTAATACTTGGACCGAAGTTGATCAAACTATAGATAACGATGAGTGGGTTGATTTAGCAGCAGGTGCCGGAACATTTGTTGCAATAGCCGGTTCGTCTCACGCAATTAAGTATAGTAATAATAACGGCGCAACTTGGACAGAAGGAACTGTAGATACATCAGGCGATTCAACAATTAATAACTGGCGCCAAATTAAATTTGGTAACGGAAGATTTGTTGCAGTATCAAGTGATTTAAGATCAGCAGTATATAGCTTTGATGGAGTAACTTGGTATAACTCCAATTTAGCAGTACAGGGTGAAATACTTGAATACGGCAATGGAGTATTTTTATTATTGAATACGTTAACAGGAGTTTGCTGTCAGTCAAATGACGGTCTAGATTGGAAAGTTGTACCAGGGGACATATCGGCTTATACTGGTTTAGGATTTAGCTTCGACGCTACTACTAAACGAGGGTGGTTCTTAACGCTTTCAACTGATGGCATTGCACATAAGATATCAACTGGAGCACAAGCGCAATCAACAGCGTCGATTACAGCTACTAAGTTAACTGGCTTTAATATGTTAGCTAGCGGATCAGGATATACTACTTTGCCTACCTTACTTCTTAAAGATCCAAACAATTCTAAAGACGCAATTACTGAAGTGCGTATAGGCAATGGCGTATTAGGTGCACCGACATTTACAAATTACGGTTCAGGATACAGTACAACTTCTACATCAATTGCTATTAATGGCAGCGGCTACGCAGATATATTCCAAACAGGATTACGTATTATCCTTAAGAATCTAACTAGATTGCCACAACCGGGCGATAACATTGAATTTGCAGGAGTTAATGAAACATATCGTGTTGCTAAAGCAACTGTACTAAGAGGAACAACTATTCCAAACTTAGAAGCGTCGGTACAGATATCACCGACTATGAGTGAAGTATTATCCCCAGCGCATAATACAACATTCTCAATGCGTTCAAGATTTAGTCAAGTACGTTTAACTAACCATGACTTCCTAAATATTGGTTTTGGTAACCAACTACAGTCTAATTATCCTGGACTACCTGAGAACACAAACTTAGAACCGCAGGACGAAATACAAGAAACAAATAATGGACGAGTATTTTATAGTTCAACTGACCAAGATGGTAACTTTAGAGTAGGTGACTTGTTTGCAGTTGAACAAGCAACGGGTATTGTTACGTTGAGTGCAGACGAGTTTGGACTAGACGGACTAACAGAACTTTCGATTGGCGGCGTTGCACTTGGTGGATCACCAGTAGTTGTAACGCAGTTTTCAACAGATGGTACATTTGTTGCTAACTCCAATACTATTGTTCCAACAGAAAAAGCAATCAAAACCTACTTAACAGGTAGATTGTCGCAAGGTGGCTCGGATACATTTACTGGATTGCTAACAGCAGGTACAGTTAAAGTAGGCGGACCAGACGAAATTACATCTACAGTACCAGAAGGAGCTGAAGGCTCCCAAGTTAAGATTGGTACTAAAGCAATGTTCGACGGACCATATGGTAACAGCGGATGGGCTGGTGATGGCTTGGCAATGTCCTATTTCTTTAGGACGTTAGTCGACCCTACACGTTCAGGACAGCAATAAGATAAATAACAATAGTAAAGCATAGATGGAGCTAAAATGGCAGAATTTAAACTAGGTAGAATTAGATTTGTATGGCAGGGTGACTGGGCAACTAGTAGAGCATATGTTGCAGATGACGTTATAAGTTTTGGCGGCAAATCTTACATATGTGTAAAGAATCACACTGCTGCATCAGAATTTAACACAGATTTTACCAATGAAATACCAAAGTGGGAAATAGTATCTGACGGAACTAGTTGGAAAGGTGATTGGGCAGGCACAGTAGAATACGCTCCTGGCGACGTAGTTAAGTATGGTGCGAATGTTTACATTTGCGAAACTGGTCACGTATCGGCTACATATGCATCACCAACATATTTAGGATTAGAAAATGATCTGTCAAAGTGGACAAGTTTTGCAACTTCCTTTGACTGGAAAAGTTCATGGACAAATACAACAAGATTTAAAATAAATGACCTAGTTCGCTACGGTGGATTTGTTTATGTTTGTAATACTGCACACGTTTCGGCAGCCACTGATATATTAGGATTAGAAGCCGACTCTGGTAAATGGACATTGTTTAGTGACGGTATTGTTTACACAGGTGACTGGGTAACAGCAACTAGATATCGTGTTAATGACTTGGTCAAGTACGGCGGTAATATTTGGATTGCAACAGAAGCTCACGCTTCAGGTGGATTTGAATCAGACACAGCTAAATGGGATTCGTTCATCGAAGGCTTTCAATTTGAAGACTCATGGGCAATTGGAACTGCATATCAAACTGGCGACACTGTAACCTATGGTGGTTATGTTTATGTTGCTAAAAGAAATACTACAGGCGACAAACCAACGATTAGCACAGATGACTGGTCAGTATTTACAACTGGCTTTAAGTTCCAAGGTGAATATTCTTCACTAACTGATTATTTGGTCGGAGACGTTGTTAGATTAGGCGGCTCAACTTATGTAGCACTAACTGACAACGACGACGCAGAGCCTACTACAGACGCTGCATGGAGCCAATTAAACTCAGGTGTTAACTGGACACAAAGCACTGAAACATTCTTACAAGTACAGGGCGTTAACGCTGCTGGAGTAAGTGGATCAGGAGCACGATTTGACGTTGTAAAAGCTGACACAGTTTATACAGTTAGTGTATCAACGGGCTTTGCAGGATCAGGTTATTCTGCTACTAATATTATTACTATTGCTGGTTCATCAGTAGGTGGCACATCACCAGCTAACGATATTACTGTTACAGTAGCAGGCGAAACAGCAGGCGTAATTGATACAGTTACACACACAGGTAATTCATCTTCTTGGAAAGCTACAACAGCTTACAATGTAGGCGATGTAGTGTTCTTTGGAGCAAGTAGTTTTATCTGTGTACAAAAGCACACAGCTAATACAGCAAAAAGACCAGACAACGATGCAGTTGCAGCATACTGGAATCTACTAACATTAGGGTCAGAAGCATTATCATTAACTACTGAAGGCGACTTAGTTTATTACGGAGACAACGGACCGACAAGATTGCCAATTGGCATCGACGGCCAGATTCTACGTGTAACTGACGGCAAGCCATCTTGGGCTAACTACGGTCTAATTGACAATGTTGTTTATGTTGGTCCACTAGGCAAAAACGAACCAGCACCAATTAACGGATTAACAGTTGACAAGCCTTGGAGCAGTGTGCGCTTTGCCCTGGAGCAAGTACGTGACGGTTATTTAAATCCACAAGCAAAACAAATTCTTAAAAATAACAAAGAATTTATGATGAAAGAAGTATCCAGCTGGATTGGTGTTAACTACAGAGTAATTGTTACAGCAACACAAGTTGGAACACAAGAATTTACTACAGCATCAACAGCTAATCTTACACCTGGCATGCCAATTGTGTTTGACGGCACACTTGGCGGAGTAACAGCAGGAACAATTTACTATGTTGAATCCGCTACTTCTGCATCAAAGTTTAGAATTAGTGTAGTACAAAATAGCGGCATTCCGTTAGTATTAACTACGCAATCTGGTAGAATGGTAGGCAATTTAGCATATGATTCTGTTAAGTGCGAACGCGACACTGGCTTAATTATTGATGCATTAATATATGATGTATCACGAGGTGGCACATTAAAAACTACTGAAGCTGCTAAATCATATTATACACCTGCAGGAAACTTATATATTAATGGCACGTTTGGATCGCAAAAAGCCCAAACAGTTGCAGCAAATGTTCAGCTAAAAAGTATTGTAGCTGATGTGTTAGCTAACAAGCAGCCATTAAACTATCAGTCATTTAATATGATTGATCTTGAAGATAGAGCAATACAAGTCATTAACACTACTTTAGTAGCTGAAGCTGGCGGTATTACAAAAGCAGCAGCAATGATAGATATTGTTACAACTGGTTTAAATGCAGGATCAGCAACAGCTATTCCTACAGTAACTAATCCAAATACAACGCTGTTTATAAAAACTGGTACTTATAACGAAGTATTACCAATTATTGTTCCAGAATTTACTGCTGTTGTTGGTGACGAACTACGTACATCGGTTGTTCAACCACAGCCGGCAATTGCATTACTAGCAAATGATAAACCTAAAACTATTAGTTCTTTAAATAGAATTAAAGCGTTAGTTCCAGATCTTATGCAAAATATTGAAATTACTCCTACTAGTGGAAACACAGCACCGCAGACATTTGTTAACGGTTACGGCGGAACAACTGATGCTACTGATAGATTAGATGTTGGTGTAGAATTAATTCAAGACATCGTAGCACTAGGCTTAGATATAATTCCAGCACTACCGGCTATAGGTAGTACACCTACAAGCGGAGCAACCAATGCAAGTATTGCAGGTTACGCTAATGCAGTGGCACAAATTACAGCAAACGTTGAGTTTATTGTTGCAGAACAAACTGCTTGGATTCAAGCACAAGTTAACGGTGTAATTGCACCATTTGCAGCAGACTTTACTTTTGATACAGCAAATTGTGAAAGAGATACACGTTATATTGTTGACGCTTTGCGTTACGACTTAACATACGGCGGCAACTCAGAAACTACTGTTGCTGCAAGAAGTTACTTTGTAAACGGCAACCCAGTATACGGTACTGGCAAGAAAGACGAAACACTTGCAACATATGCACACCTAAAATCAATCATTGGTGACATCATTGTTGAAACTACGGTCACAGCAACAACTGGTAACAACGTTGCACAAAATATTGACAACGGGGCTGGTAGTAGTGCTGCTGAAACTTTTGCAGATACACGCATACAAGAAATTTATGACAGCATTGATAATGACGGAACATTGCCAAGTGTAGTTGTTCCAGATATTACTTGGGTATCAGCACCGCTAACAACAGTTAATACTGAAATTGTTGCTTCTAAAGCAACATTACAAACATCAGTTATTGATTATGTTAACAGCAACTTTGGGTCATATACATATGATAGTGCTAAATGTCGTAGAGATTCTGGCATACTAAAAACTGGTGCAGCATATGATATTGCATTAGAAACTAACTTTAACGCAGTAAGAGATGGTCTTTCATATCGTAGAGGTTCTAGTGTAAAAGTACTAACAGGACAATTAACTGAAACATTAGGTGCAATTGCACAAGAGAAAACATTAGTAGAAGCATTACTATCTGACTCTACAGCAATTACACGTAACACAGCATATTGGGCCGAAGTAGCTGATATTATTACTAATGGCGTAGCAAATGCAGATGCATTGACATTTGCTGATACTGCCGTAGCTGGAAAAACTACAGCACGTACAGAAATGGTAGACAATCGTGCAGCTATTATTAGTGCATTGACAACCTGGATTACTACAAACTATGCTTCACTAAGTTACGATACAGCAACTTGTGAAAGAGACACTGGTTATATTATTGATGCACTTTGCTATGACGTAAACTATGGCGGCAACAGTGCAACATTAGAGTCAACAAAAGCATACTTTGATGGTTGGGTATCAGTACTTCCAGTAGCACAGCGAGCTATTGAAGTGTTGGCAATGACACAACTAAAAACTATTATTAACGGTTACTTGTCAGGCGCAACTGAAGAAGCTGAAGTAGGCACATTATTAGATATCCTTATTACATCAATTGATGCAGGAAGTTTAAGTAACATTCCGGCAGCAGTTTATCCTAGCATTGTTTGGGTAGCTGACGCTATCGAAAGTGATGCAAATGATGTACTTGCTAATACTACAGTTGTACCAGCAGTGCTACAATTTATTACAAATACCTATAGTGGATTTGTTTACGATCACGCTAAGTGTTCAAGAGATATTGGATTTATAATTGATGCAATACGCTTTGATATTATGTTTAATAGTAGCTTTAGATCACTAAAAGCAGGCATGAGCTATCGTAGAGGCATTGCGTCAGCTGGCGTAGTTATTGACAGTCAACTATCTGCTACACTAGACTCTATTGAGTTTTTAAGATCTGAAATTAAAGATATAACTTCAGGTAATAATAAAATTGAAACAAGTGCAGAACTAATTAGAGATATTATGATATCCGCAGTTGAGCCAACTACGTTTACTATTACAGATCCAACTGCATACGATGCAGGCTTCTTTAATGCTAGACGCTTAATTGTTCTTAACAAGCAATTTATAATTGACGAAGTTGAAGCATACATGGATGACAACTTTGATGCACTTTGGCAATCACTAAGTGCAGCTAATAAAGCAAAATGTCTACGTGACATGGGCTATATTATTGATGCTCTACAGTATGACTTAACATATCGCGGTAACTTAGAAACTATTGTTGCTGCAAGTTCTTATTATGTTGATGGTGTATTACAAGAGCCAAGTGATCAAAAGACGGCTGCAATTGCTGTACAAACACGTTTAGCAGATATTATTGATAACATTGCTATTGGTAATACAGCAGGCTGGACAAAATCAAGTAGTAATGCTGCTACACAGAATGTAACAGGAACAGCTGGTAGTGCAGGCGCAGCAGCATTTGCACAAGATCGTATTAACGAAATTAAAAACACAATTGATACTGGTGATACTCCTGCATTAATTAGTCCAAGTACTGCTTGGGTTGATACTGCACTAGTACAATTTAAAGCAGTAGTAGACAATAGAAAAGCTATTATACAAGAAGCTGCTATTGATTACATTAACTTTATGTATCCGGCACTATCATACAACGAAGCTAAATGCTCACGTGATGTTGGCTATATACTCGATGCTATTGTTTATGATGTATTATTTGGAAGTGACTTTAGAACTGCTAAAGCAGGCATGTCTTATCTTAGAGGCGTAGCATCAGCTGGTATTGTTCTTGCAAATCAATTAGATCCAACTATTAGCACAATTAACTTTATTGAACAAGCATTACTACAACTTACAGTTGGTGTTGAAAGTAAGGTCGGAACAACTGATGCATCATATGCAGCAGTTGCAAGAACAGACGATATTAAAAATATTGTACAAAACGGGTTAGAAGCAATACCTGGATATGTTCTTACTATGCCGACTAACTTAACTGCTGATCTTGCATATGTAACAACTTCAAACACAAATGGAGCAATTGCAACTTACAGTTTTGCAGCAGATCAATTAGGTGCTAACTCAGCATTCATCCAATTGGAAGTACGTAAGTGGTTAGAAGATTCAACAAATAGTTATGATACATTTTGGGGAACACTAAGCAGTTCTGCACAAGATAACTGTATCCGAGATATTGGATATATTGTTGACGCGGTACGTTATGATTTAACATACGGTGGTAACACGCAGTCATTAATTGCAGGTAGTGCATATTACTCAAACTTTGTATTAACTATTGGAGCAAACGAGCTTCCAGCAACACTTGCAGCATATGCAAGAATGAAAGCAGTAATTGGCGAAGTTATTGCAGAAACTACAGTAACTAAATCAACAGGCAACAACTTAACACAGGATACAACAGGAACGGCTGGTAACGCAAATACAGTTGAATTTGCAAATGACAGAGTTGATGACGTATTAGATTGGATCAACAACGCTGAATCAAACGCAACTATTGAAGTTGCTACAGCTTGGGCAGAACCAGATACAAGAGCTGCTTATAACAGTCTTGTAAGTCGTAAAAATGAAATTGTTGAAGATGTTGTATATTGGGTAGAGAAGTTCTGGCAGAAAATACAATACAATCAAGAAACATGTCGCAGAGATGCAGGCTTAATGGTTGACGCAGTAACACGCGATTTAATCACAGGATCAAACTTTGCTTCTATTAAAGCAGGTATGAGCTATTACAGAGCGTTAACATCAACAGCAGAAGTAACTAATAATGAATTAGAAGCTACTATTGGTGCAGTTAACTTCTTAGCATACAAAGTTAAGCATATTGCATCTACTACAGCATCGGCACACGCATCAATAATTATTGATGAAATTACAGCATACATTGATGGTGGCAAGAAGCCAACTACTAAATGGCAAGCAACATCTACTACTGATACACAAGACGTAGCTGGTGCAACTTTAGTATGGGAAAATAAATTATTCATACAAACAGAAATTATTGAATACTTAGATATCGAATATCCAGGTAACACATACCTTAAAGAAAAATGTACACGCGATGTTGGCTTGTTAGTTGATGCATTACGTTATGACTTAACATACGGCGGCAACAGTGCAACAACACAGTTTGGATTATCTTATTATGATAATGCTGTGCTTGTAATTAGCGAAGACGACAAAGTGGCAACTATTGCAGCTTACGATCATGCAAAATTCTTAGCAAGCGATATAGCACAAAATACACTTGGTAGCCCGGGTGCAATACAAACTGCTATTGTTCCTAAGTATAGAGATGCTGATGTACAAACAATTGGCGATGCAGCAACAGCAGCACGAATTGATACATTAATTGATGGATTAAAATTAGTTATTAATTCAGGCAATGAAGGACTACCAGGAATAATAGTAACTGGTATTTCATCAAATGTAATAACTACTGATGGCGCACACGGACTTGTAGCAAACGATCAACTTTTTGTAGCTTCAATTAGCGGACTTATTTCTACTAGTGTATACTTTGTAAAAACAGTTCCAACAACAACTTCACTTACATTATCTAAGTATTTTGAAGGTGCAACAGCAGTAATGGACGACGAAGCTGCACCAAATGAGACACTTCGTGTTTGGTCATATAGTCCAACAACAACTGGCATTAATGCAAGTCTAAAACAGCAAGCTACAAATTTATCAGGCTCTGCTGAGTTAATTAAAACTGCAATTATTGAATATATTTCAGAAAAATATCCAACACTTGTGTATGTTGAAGAAACATGCAAGCGTGACGTGGGTTACATTATTGACGCACTAGTTTGGGATATGATGATGGATAGTAACTACCGTACTATCATTGCATCAATAGCTTATTATCGCGGCACACAAGCAGCAGTAGTATTAAATAAACAAAAAACTGCAACAGTGCAGTCATTTAGAGAACTGAAAAACGTAGCAGCGTCTTATGTGTCTAATACTAATATTTTACTTGATGTACGCAAAGTTGCTAATGCAACCAAACGTGTTAATAACTTAATGGATATTGTTATTGGGGTATTAGATTTTGGTGCTAACGTAACTCCAGAAATTACTGGAACAATTACTTACTTAAATGATGTTGAAGTTATTAAGGGTGTTGATATCCTTAAAGCTAATACAACATTCCTTGCAAATGAAGCAACAGCCTGGGTTAAGTCACAGTATGGCGGAACAATTACAAGTGCAAGTAGTGCAGCTATTGGCTTTGCAACTGCGCACAATTTAGTAGTTGGTGATCCTATACAGCTTGATGTTAGTGAGATTGGCCTAACAGCAGGAGTAACTTATTATGTTGTTACTCGCACTGATGCGCTAACTATTGAAGTAGCAACAACTGTAGGCGGTACAGCAATTGTAACTACTGGCTCACCATCGGCAGCAGTTGTAAGTTATAGCTTCGACGAAGCATTATGTCGTCGAGACATGATACGTTATGTTGAAGCAGTTGCACATGACTTACAGTATCCAGGTAACCATTACGCACTAAGATCAGCAGAATTATATTTAAATGCTGTTAACGGTTCGGAACGTTCAGATATGTATCGTGTACGTAATTCAACAGGTATACGTAACCAAACAGTAAGTGGCTTACGTGGTAACTTAACAGAACTTAACGAGTTTAATACAAGACGCCCAACAGCAGGTGCATTTGTTGCACTTGATCCAGGATTTGGTCCAAATGATACTGAAGCATGGGTTACTAATAAATCACCATACATCCAAAACGTAACAACGTTCGGTGTTGGTTGTGTTGGTAATAAAATTGACGGAGCATTACACGCAGGTGGAAACCGTTCAATGGTTTCAAACGACTTTACACAAGTATTGTCAGATGGTATCGGCGTATGGTGTTCAGGTAACGACTCATTAACAGAGCTAGTATCTGTGTTCTCATACTATAACTATTCAGGATATGTTGCAGACTTTGGTGGACGTATACGTGCTACTAACGGTAACAGTTCATATGGTACTTATGGTGTTATTGCTGAAGGCACTGACACTGGTGAGATTCCATTGTTCTCCGTAGTTAATAACTTATCAAATGATGCATTCGTTGGTGATGTTATCACAGATGGCGAATCAGTTCTACGCTTAGAATTTACTAACAGCGGTAGAAATTACACTAACGCCGCTTATGCAATTAGTGGTGATGGATTTAACGCCGCTGTTATTGCTGACGAGTTCAGAGACGGCGGATTAATGGAAACACGCTTAATTGACTTAGATGACGGAGACGGCACTGGTGGCGAAGACTATGTAACTGCTAAAAACGTTGCACAGGGTGGTAATTTAATTCAAGTAACTATTGCTGCTACTGACACTGCACTAGCTAATGCATACAATGGTATGAATATCATATTAACATCTGGTTCAGGTGTTGGACAATTTGCAAGAGTGCTAGCATTCAATAACGGTACTAAAATTGCTAAAGTTTACAAAGATAGTTTTGATAACAAAACTGTTACTGGAACAACTGTAACTAGTAACATACTAACTGTAGCTGACACTGCTAGCTTATATGTAAACATGCCAATATACCTAAGTACAGCAATTGGTAACTTAGCTGCTAACACAGTTTACTATGTACTTGCAATTCCAAATACTACTACATTTACTGTAAGTACAGCAGCAGGCGGATCAGTAGTAGCATTAACAACTACAACTGCACAAACTGTAACATTGTACGCAGCAGGTTGGGATCATATTGTTAAAGGAACTCCGATTGCAACTAACTTAGACTTAACAACTGGTTATACTATTGAACCAAGTATTACATATAGTGCTCCAGGATTTGCAGCAGCAGCAACTACAACAGATAGTGCTACTGCATACCAGACAGCTACATACGCAGCAGGAAGATATGTTGCATTGCAAAATGGTGGCACAGCTACAACTTATTCAACAGATGGCACTACATGGGCTGCTGGTGGAGCAGTTGCAAGTGCTAACTGGGCAGCAATGGCATTTGGTGGCGGTCAAGGCGCAACAGCAAGTGCGGTAGTTGGTGGTTTAGGTGGATCCGGAGCTGTACTAACAGCAACACTAGGTGAGCTTAACAGCATCGGTTTACCAGGTCCTACGCAGGTTTCTAAAATTACAATCGTTGATGGAGGCAAAGGTTATACATCACCTCCAACACTTAACATTGTACCAACAAACGGCGGTGGCGCAGCTACAGCAGTATGTACAGTACTTAATGGAGTAATTAAAGAAGTAACTGTTACTACTACTGGTGCAGGTTACGGAGCAGCACCGACAATAGCAGTTGAAACAGACAAAATTACTGAAATTAACGTTAATAGCTTTGGACTAGGATATATTAGTCCTCCAAGTGTTACAATAACAGGCGGCGGCGCAAGTACACAAGCTACAGTTATCCCAACAATGGATAACGGTGGAGTAAATGCAGTTAACTTTACACTAGACGGCAACGACGAGCCATTAGTTGGCGCAGGCTACACTAGTGCTCCGACAGTAACTATTGTTGACACAACCGCTAAGTTCGTTGCTATTGCTAATGGATCTACAGCTAACACAAACTTAGCATTATCGGCAGCAGCCAATACAGCCTGGAGTGCAGGTTCAGCATTGCCAAACAGTGCATTTACAGATATTGTTTATGCAGGCGGCACTTATGTTGCAGTTGGCGGAACAGGTGGTTCAGGCAGTGCAGCAACATCAACAGATGGTAGTACATGGGTGTCGAGAACTAATATTGCACTAAGTGCTGGTACGTTCTCAAGTGTAACTCACGGTGCAGGCAAGTATGTAGCTATTAATACTGGCGGCAATAAGTCGGCAGTAAGTGCAAACGGTATTGTTTGGACAGAAGGTGGCAACTTGCCAACAAGTACTACTTGGACAAGTACTGCTTTTGGTAACGGACGATTTGTAGCAATTGCTAGTGGTGGCAGAAATGCTGCATACAGTATTGATAACGGAACAACATGGTACGCAAGTGCTGCTGGACTTCCGTCAAGTCAAACATGGATAACTGTTAAATACGGTCACGGACTATTTGTTGCTATAGCTGAAGGCACTGATGCATGCGCAATAAGTAACGATGGTGTTACTTGGACTGCACACACATTATCTGCAAGCGGTGACTGGCATGCATTAGCGTTTGGTAACACAAACACTACTCCAAGATGGGTAGCATTAACTAACGCAGCAGACACAGGCGTAGCGGTACTAAAAACTGGTGCAACTGCTGAATCTAGAATGAAAGAAGCAGATGGTTCTGTAAACGAAATTAGAATAACAGAACCGGGATCAGGATATCCAAAAGGTACTGTAACAAGTACGACGGCTGCAAACACTATTACTATTAACTCAACTGACAACCTGTTAGTTGGACAGCAGATTAAGTTTACAGGTGTAGGCGATGCATTACTAAGTAATAACTCATTGTACTATATTAATACTATTCCAAATAGTACTACAATTACAGTAAGTTTAATTGCTAATAGCGGAACACCAGTTGTACTAAGTACTGCTACATTTGCAAGTGCTACGTTTAGAACAGGACCAATTGTAACTATTACAGATCCTAATGCAACTATTGTTGCTCCTACAGATGCTAGACAAGGCGATGGCGTATTAGGCCATCCAACGTTTACTAACAGAGGTACAGGATATCAAACTGCTACTGGTGAATTAGGCGGCGACGGTAGTGCAGATTTATTCCAAGCTAGTACGTTTGTTGCAGTTCGTGGTCTATTTGACTTACCGATACCTGGATCAAACGTTGAGTTTGGTAATATTCCAGGTGTGTTCTACAAACTAGTTGCAGTAAACAACGTAATTGGCATTGCAGGTGATTATACTGCAACATTCCAACTAAGTCCAGCACTTACAATTTTAAATGCTCCCTTAGATGGAACTAAAATAACTGCTACTAACAAATATTCGCAAGTACGCCTAACAGGACATGACTTCTTGTATATTGGTACAGGTAACCAGGCAAGAACTAACTATCCATTCGTTGATATCACGACTGCGCTACAATCAAGCCAGTTCCTTGGTAGTAACGGCGGACGTGTATTCTTTACAAGTACTGACCAAGATGGTAACTTTAACGTTGGTGGATTGTTTGGAGTACAACAGAGTACGGGTACTGCTACACTAGACGCTGATGCGTTTAACTTAGCAGGTCTACAATCATTACAGTTACAAGGTATTGGTTTAGGCATTGGCTCTGCAATTATTACACAGTTTAGTACAGATCCATTCTTTACTGCAAATAGTGACAGTGTTGTTCCTACACAGCGAGCAATTAAATCTTATATTACTGCACAAATTGGTGGTGGTCAGAGTAGCTTGAACGTTAACACGCTAACAGCGGGTACAGTGTTTATTGCTAATAATGAAATTACAACTACCAGTGGCGGACAGCTAAATATTAAGGCGAAGATGAACTTTACAGGCGGAATTGACGGTGCACCAGTTGCACTTGGATTCTTCCTAGCAAGATAACAACGGAGAGAAGAAATGGCAACAGGAAGACTGGGCAACGTAGATATACCAGCTACAACAAACACAACAGCGTATACGGTGCCCGTAGGTACCTACGCTGTTGCAAATATATCGTTAACTAATAGGAACGCAACTTCGGTAAATATACGTGTAGCAATGGCAACAACTGCTACACCAACTGACCAGGAGTGGATGGAATATGACACGATTATTATTCCGAACGGTGTTTTTGAACGTACTGGACTAGTTATGCAAGGCGGATTAAACTTAGTTGTTTTATCATCGCAGGCAAACATCGGATGTACAGTATACGGTATTGAAACATCAACTACATAAGGGAATAGAGAAACATGGCACGTTATAATACAGCACCTCAAACGTTAACAGTAAACGGTGCAATCGAATTTGGATATGCATTTACCGGAGGAATTATAAGTCTTACTGGTACAACAGGATACACTGTAACGCTTGTTAGTCCTGTATTTTTCCCTGGAAGTAAACAAACATTTTATAATGCCACCGACGGCATGATAACTATAGAAACTGTCGCAGGGCAAATTAAAGGTAACGGAGTTACGCTAGGCACGGACATCCAGATACCTCAGAACTCTACATATGCGCTAACATCAGATGGAGCAGATTATGTTCTAACTAGTGCATTAGCAGGTACAACAACTTTTGAATTACCAGTTAACTTTAACAATTTGCTAAACGCAGACGGGAAAGTAGAACTAAATCCAGCAGACAATAATGTAGAAATTAAACCAACTGGAACGGGACTTGTTGACATTAGTCCACAAAGTTCAGTATCTATACAGCCCGGCGCACAAGCAACTATCAGGCCCGTAGGTAATTTAACATTAGGATCATCTACAGGCGATGTTCTAATTGGTGACGCAGGCGGTACATTTACTATTAATGGTAATATAGATCTTACTGGCGCAAACCAAACAGTTGTTATGTCACCAACAGGAACAGGAACGGTAACAATTGATCCAACTGGCAATGCTAGTATAAGTTCTGGAGCAACATTGAGCCTTAGCTCAACTGTAGCTGGTACAATTACTAACATGAGCATTGGTAGTTCTAATCCAAGTACTGGTTCATTTACATCAGTATCATCTCCTACAATACTAGCTACAAGTTCAGGTGCTTCTACTAGTACAACATCAGGTGCATTAATTGTAACTGGCGGCTTGGGCGTTGGCGGAGCAATTTTTGCAACAAGCATGAACGGAGCAATCGGTGGCGGTACAGCAGCAGCAGGTGCATTTACTACACTTAGTTCAAATAGTACAACAGCGTTTACACAAAATTCAGCAGCAACTAATACCACAACTGGAACATTACGTGTAACAGGTGGTGTAGGTGTTAGTGGAGCAGTTTATGCAGGAAGTATTCAAAACACTCCAATTGGTAGCACATCAAAATCCTCAGGTGCATTCACAACCCTAACTACTAACTCAACTGTAGATATTACTGGTACAACAGACGCATCAAATGCTACAGGTGATACTGGTATTTTAAGAGTAGAAGGCGGCGCAAGTATTGCTAAAAAAGTTTACTCCGGTGGAGGCTTTATTGGTAATCACTCAGGCGGCACAGGATCATTTACAACACTAAGTGCTAGTTCAACTGTTTCGATTACACCGGCAGCTAATGTAACACTTTCACCGAGTGGTTCGGGTACTGTTACACTAGCGCCAGCAGGTGGCGGATCAATTAACAATATGTCAATTGGTGCAACAACAGCAAGCACTGGTGCGTTTTCAAGTATTACATCAACTGGTAATGTAGACATAGCAAGATATCTACGACACGCAGGAGATACTAACACATATTTTGACTTTGAAGGTGATACAATTAGTGCGTATGTTGGCGGTAGTCGTGAAATGACTATTACCGGTACAGGTGTTAGATTAGGTGATACAGGTAACGGTTACTTTCGTCCAGTAAGTGGTAACTACGGTTCGATTGAAATCGACCAAGGCGCACACGGTGGCTGGGAAGGTTATAGTATTGGCGGTCGTGCTGTATTCATGCACGATAACAGTACCACTTTTGGATTGTACGATGATGTTAACAATCACTGGGCAGTTAGACACGTTTTAAACGCTGGAACTACCCTATACTATAACGATGGCATTAAAGTAGAGACATTAAATGACGGTGTTGCTGTTACAGGCTTAATGAGAGCTACTGCACAGGTTATATCATACTACTCAGATGAACGCTTAAAGGACTTTGACGGCAAAATTGATGGTGCATTAGACAAAGTAATGTCACTAAACGGTTATTACTACACAGGAAACGAAGTTGCTAAGTCACTAGGATTTGATGACACAGAACGTCAAGTAGGTGTTAGCGCACAAGAAGTTGAAGCAATAATGCCTGAAGTGGTACAAGCAGCACCAATTAATGATGCTGAAGGTTCACCAGAAGACGCAGACTACAAAACAGTACAGTACGAAAAACTTGTACCGTTGTTAATTGAAGCAATTAAAGAATTGAAACAAGAAATAAATACACTTAGAGGAGACAATTAAAAATGGCAGTATGTCTATCAAACACTGGTATCGTTTTCAGCAGCGGCCAGACTATGGCGAAAGCGCCAGAAGTAACTGAATTTTATGTTTATGGTACTAACCATTGGGCTGTAACTAACGGCGGCAGATGCTGCTCATGGAATGTACCAAACGGTACAAACTCAATTAAATTTGAAATCTTATCAGGTGGTGGCCCAGGTGGGTCATCAGGTGGTGACTACGATTTTGGCATTGGTGGTCAAGGCGGCAACTATGGTGCAAAAACACTTACTAGATCTGCTAATGGATTTTCAGACAGTAGTTGCTTTACTATTTGTGCAGGCGGAACTTCGTCATGTAGTTGTTGCTGTAGATGTAACGTAAACGCAAGACACGGTTGTAAAAGCTATGTGTGTCGCGGTGGCGGCGGTAGCTGCTGGGGACTGAATAATTTCTGCGCAATTGGCGGAATGGGCGGACCAACTGTTTGGGACAAATCATCTAACTGTTATAACTGCCACATTGGTAACGTACAATGTAACAGAGGTTTGTACAATAGTAGTTGGCAAGCAAACGTTTGTAACGAAGCTACACGAGGTTCAGACATCGAATTTAGAGGCACTGGTGGTTCAATGAACAGACAGTACAACTGTTGTGCAGACCACTTCTCTGTTGCCGGTGCACCTACTGGTCCATTTAGCTCTAATCACGGCGTTGGTGGTAAACATCCATGTACAGGTAACTTAGCTTGTTGTGCTGCACACGCAGCTTTCCCAGGTGGCGGTGGTGCTGGACACGTAACAATGTCCAGCAGTGCTTGCTGGGGCAGTTGGGGCGCTGGCGGCCTAGTTAAAGTAACTTATAGTTAAGGAGATAGATAAATGACAACAGTAACTCGATTATTAACATATGCTGTACCAGATGAAATGTATTCAACAGCTACTACACTAGGTAAAACTAGTACACAGCTATACGAAGGACCTGCAGAGATAATCCTTTGGGTCGACGACGAAAGTGGTATTTTAGAAGAAATATGGTCA